CAGCCATCTGGAGAAACACGGAGCGCAGGTGGCTCCGATGTAACTTCTGCTGGCTCCGCACAAGAGGAGTCAGGAGCATTACCGGGAATTAACCCTTCCGGTGATATTGTAAATCAACTGGCGCAGCGGGCATACGGAGTCAATTTGGCTCAACGTCGTGTGCCTGACAATGACTAATTAAACGGAATCTATTCAAGACATATCAGCATGACCAAGTGAGGTATTAGAAATGAGTGATGTAACTACTGACGGCGACGCCGTCACCATCGACGCTCCCGCAACTACTCCTACGGAGGTGGCTCCGCCCCCTGCCGAGGCTCGCACTCCCAACTCCCGTATGTTCTCTCAGGATGAGGTTGAAGCGATCCGTCGTCAGGAGAAGGACAAGTTGTACGACAAGATTAACAAGTTGCAAGAGCAAGTTGAAATCTTCAACAATGAGCGCGAAGAACAAAAGCGCCTCGCTGAGGAACTCGCTGCAAAAGAAGCAGAAGAGCGCCGTCAGCGTGAAGAGGCAGAGATGTTTGCTAAGGACCTTCTTCTTAAGAAAGAAGACGAGTTCCAACAGCGCATCAATACCGCTCAGCAAGAGTGGGAAGAGAAGTTCAATGCGCTTCAAGGAGAGGCAGAGGCCCAAAAGGCCCTACTCGATCAGGAACGTCGTTTCCAAGAACTTGAAGCATACAAGTCTCGTCGAATGGCAGAAGAGCAAGAAAGCATTATGCCCGAACTTGCGGATTTCGTCAAAGGAAATTCAGAAGAAGAGATTGATAGCGCAATTTCGGCAGTTATTGCTCGTACATCTGCTATTGTAGAGAACATCCAACAGGCGATGCCTCAGCGGCAAAACCTGAGGGGAGTCCCGGCAACGGGGTCAACCCCGATTGGGCCACTGGAAAACACTACGGAGCAGCAGACATTTACATCGGCGGATATCGCCAATATGTCGATGGAACAGTACGCACAGATTCGTGACCGGCTCTTGGCGCAAGCCTCATTTCGAGGCCGCTAAAACTCAGTAACCAAATAAATCCTACGGAGGATAATTACCATGGCCCTTCCCTCACCCGCAGGTGGTGGCATCACCACTACGGCAGACATTACCGCAGGTAACCTGACCGGTTACACTTCGGATTCTGTCGGACTTTCCCCAGCAATCCAGCAGATTTGGTCAAAGGAAATCCTTTTCCAAGCAATGCCGGTTCTCCGCTTTGAGCAGTTCGCTGTTAAGAAGACAGAACTCGGTGTTCAGCCCGGTTTGACCATCAACTTCATGCGTTACAACAACCTCGCAATCGATTCGGCTTCAGCCGAGTTGACCGAGGGTGAGCGTATGGAGCCGACCTCGCTGACCGCTTCGCAGATTCAGATCACTGTCAAGGAGCACGGTAAGGCTGTTGCAGTCACCGAACTCCTCCTGAACGCTTCGTTCGACGACGTGATGGCTTCGGCATCGCGCCTCCTTGGTCGTCACATGGCTCAGTCCATGGACCAACAGGCACGTAACACCCTCTACCAGTCAGCCATTCCTTTCGGTGGCGGATCGGCTGTTCCTCCGAGCGTCGTGTTCGGTCGCACTGCCGCTACGACTCGTGGGGCAATCAGCCCATACGACGCTGGTACCGAAGGCACCGCGGCTTCGCCGGGTTACCTCTCACCTGCCTCCATCAAGGATGCTGTTGAGGTCCTCGCTAGCGAGAACATCCCGCGTTTGGGCGACACCTACGTGTGTTTCGTTCACCCATCGCAGAGCCGCTCGCTCCGCGACTGGCCAGAGTTCATCGAAGTCACGAAGTACGCCGCCCCCGGCAACTTCATGCTCGGTGAGATCGGTCGTATCTACGACGTGGTCTTCATTGAGACCACTCAGGTCCAGAAGGGTGTCGACACCGGCATCGCAGCCCTCGACTCGGATGCAGGCACCGCTGGTGTTCAGGCCAATGCCGAGGCGTACAGCGCAATCATGATTGGTGACAACGCCTTTGGTCACGCCATCAGCCTCCCGGTTGAACTGCGTGACGGTGGTGTGATCGACTTCGGTCGTGAGCACGGCTTGGCTTGGTACGCCATCTGGGGCTTCGGTATGATCACCGCCGAATCTCGCGTCATCATTAACACTCTTGGCGGCGCTATCTCCTGATAAACCCGACAAGGTAATCACTGGATAGGGGCGGGGGCCAACGCCCCCGCCCCTTTCAGTTCTATCGGAGGAATAATGGCGCTAGCAGCAACCTACGGATTTACAATTGACCAAGGTGCAACGTTTAGTCAGACGTTGACGTGGAAAGACCCTTCAAACGTCGCCATCGATCTGACCG